CTTTTTATCTGTTGACTCATAGCACTCATCTTGATTGCCATCTGATTGTTGACTTCGATCAATGACCGTATGGTGGTAAGTGATTCAACCTGTCCAGTCTTGAGTGAGTTTTGCAGCACGTTGAGATTCTGCCCAATCTTGATCTGGTCCTGTGCTGTGATCACACCATCAGATGCCAGTTGTGTGATCTGTGCCTTTGCTTCTTGCTGTAGTGGTGTGATTGCTTCCACCTTTGCAATCTGTGCAGTGATCTCCTTGGCATCAGTGGTAATCTGAGTGGTTGCTGCTGTAAGTTCAGCAGTTCTGGCAGTGAGGTCTGCTTTCTGTGTGATCTCACTGATGGCATTTTCTGCCGTTGCAATGGAGACATCAAGTTGTGCTGCTTGTGCAGATGCCTGATCAGTAATTGCTGCCAATCTTGTTGGTCCACTCTGGACGATCTCATAGACACCCTTAATCTGAGTCTTGAGTGTGTCAAGTTCTTTTTGGATTGCCTGTGTGCCAATTGTTGTCTGCCCTTCTTTGAGGTCACCTCTTTGCACAAGCATGGCATCAGTGATGCCAGAGATCTCTTTTCTGGCAATTGCATCTTGCTGCTTCTGCTCTAGTTCTGCCAGTCTTTTCTCTGCTGCGGCAATTTGATCTTGGGCATCTTGATATTCTGCTGCTGCTGAGTTATATTTTGCCCTCGCATTCTCAATCTTGGCATTCTCTGCTGCAATTGCTGCGTCTGTGGTCTTGGTTGCTGCTTCATTTCTAACTGCGAGCAGTGCCTTCTCCTCATCAACCACCAGACCAATGGTTTTAAGATAATTGATCCCAGCCTCATCAAGTGCAAGGTTGGACCCAATCAGCTTTGCATTTGTTTCTGCCTGTAGATTTCTTGTCTCATAAAGTGCCAGTTCTGCCTCTCTCAGAGTCTTGGATCCAGTGCTCAGTGCATCGATCTCATCAGCAAACTCTGCCACCAGTTTCTTTGCCTTCTCACCAAATGCTTTTTCTAGGTCACTGGCAAGTTTATCAAACTCCTCACCTGTTTGCTGCGCTCCTTCTGCCATCCCCAAGAAAACCTTGGTGGCAATGGCACCGATGGCAACAACTGCACCAGCGATTGCACCGGCTGGTCCAAAGACACCAAGCAACTGTGGTGCCTGTTGAGAGAATGCCACCAATGCACTAGTGCCACCACCTACTTGGACAGCAAAGTCTTGGATCTGATAACCAGCACCCTGTGCAACTTGTCCCATTCTGCCAGTGTTTGCAGTGGTGGTGTTGATTGCTGTTGAGTTTGCTTTTGTGGCTGTGGTCAGTCCATCGACGGCAGCAGTAGTCTGTTTGACACCTGTGGTGTCAGCAGTTGTCTTGATGTTGATGTCAACTTTTTTAGCTGCCATATTTTCCGAGGATTGTGACGTTTTGTGTGATTGCCACACCCTGTTGTGAGAGATCCACCATGGCACTCACATCATTAAGAGTGACCGAGTTGCTGATCGTTGGTGCAACACCAGCAGTGGTGTTGGCACTAGTGGCACCTGTGATTGTTGGATCGGGGGATCCGTTGGTTGTGACTAGTGCCAGTGTGCCATCATCTGCTGCTGCATTGCGTTTGGTGATGATTACTGTGGTGCCAGAACTCGTTGCCATGTTGGACACAGAGAAGGCACTGCTGGCATTGAGGGATGCTGCAATCTTTGGTGCATAGAGTATGGGTGTGTCACCACTCAGCACTGCTGTCGATCCACTGGCATTGCCATCTGCCGCAGTCAATGCCCAGCTGATGTTGCCATCGATGCTGGCATTGCCAACACAGGTCAGAGTCTCAACTTGTCTGGTGCCAGATGCAGTGAGTCTGCCGAGTGTGGCAGTCATGTCCAACTGGTTGATCAAACCCTGCGGTGTGTTCAGCAAATAAGTCTCTGCCTCTGCCACCGTCGAGAATGTCAAGATCGATGAGAAGGACACAGTCGTTGCTGCACCTCCTCTGTAGAACTGCACAAACTCTGCCGCCTCAATGTATGCAGACTGTTGAAAGTTTGTCTCTGATGAGATTCTCAAGTTGGACGTTTCTGATCTTTGCCCATCGCCACCGGCAAGGACAAAGAGAACAGATCCACGTTGAATTGAGACATACATATTTTATTATACCACTGCCACTGTGAACAATGCCACTGGGTCACCAGCAGAGAATGTGCGTTTTGCTGCAAGGTTGAGTGTGCCAAGTCGGTTGTCACCGGCACTGAAGTTGCGCACCAGATCGATGACCTGCACTGCGGCACAGTCAAAGTTCAGACCACCAACTGTGGCAGTTACAATGTCAAGTGTGCTGGTCGAGAGATCCTCACCGGCATCCAGCAAGTTGAAGAATGTGTCGAAATCATTTTGTAGTGGTCCAGTTGGCACACATGTGATGTTGCATCCAAGTGATCCAAGGGTCATGTCCACCGTGCCAATGCCGTCCACCATGACTGGATTGAGCGATAGGTCAAAGGAGATGTCGAATCCTTCAGCAGAGAAGAATGCCGCCACTGCACCAAGTGTTGCTTGGTATGGTGCTGTCTTGATGTTACCCGGGACAAATGCTGTGCCGATTGCACCACCAGCACCAGCAGTCATGTAGTCAATGAGCAGTGCAGGGTCACCAGCTTTTTTGAGTAGACCAGTGAATTGGACAGAACCAAATGCTGTGTTGTTGGCACTGCACTTAATTGCTGGCATCTGTGTGATCTGTGCGTTGAGAATGGTGTATGTTTTATCTGCTGACACAATCACCAGTGGTTTGTCCGTTGATCCGTAGATGCTGGCACCCATGGCTGTGTTGCCATGTGGGTAAAGCACTGCGAGTGCCTCAATCTCGCCAGTTGGCTCAAACTCCACCGTGATGGTGTAGTCAGTTTTTGCTTTGCCAACAGGACCATAGGCATCTGCCACTTTATCGAAGGTCGTGATGGCAGTGGTCAAGACCACAGCACCTTTGCTGTAAAATGTTTGTGAGTCATAAGTGACCTTGCAAGGTCCCCGCACAATTGTTGTTCTATCGAATGTTGGCATGATGTTTTATCGTGTTGGAGTTGTGTTTTGTAGCCCAACTGGGCAGTTGAATCTGATGATTTGTTGTAGCATTGGTGGGATAGCATCTTGTGCCATGCCCTCGAAAATTAGGACACCACCGGTGAGTGGATCACCATCTTTGTCCAGTGGTGTGTGGTGGTGGAGGATCCGAGAGACTGCCTCTGCAATCTCTGTGCAGGATGGTTTGGATTGATTGCCAACTTGCTGCCTCCACACGCTGGGGATCTCAGCCACTGTGCAGACAAATTCACATTCGTCCATGTATGGTCCGGGTGTGTCTGGTGTGTCTGTGTTGGCGTTGGCGAAGTTGACCAGAACAAAGGCACCACATGAGTTCATTGCCTTTTCAATCTGCTGATCGATGTCACGATGATCCTCAACGATGACAGGGATCACAGGCAGTGTGCGAAAGTAAGCATGTGCGCTCAATGTCGCTGCAATGCTATCCACAATCTGTCTGATGATGCTGTTGCTCATGGTGATTCTGCAAAGTTTAAGAGTGTGGCACCGCTGATCTGGAAGGATCCACTGGATGCCACTGCAAACGCAGCCGCACCGGTGTCATCGCTGTCAGCATTGTTGTCAGAGAGTGCCTCGAGATAATTGTTGGCTTCTTGGACCGAGTCTTTGCGATCCTCACCGTTAAACTCTGCCAGTGCCGGGTAAGAGTCAGTGAGTTCTCGACGAGCGAGAACATAAGAGTGGCGGCTGGCACCGTAGGGGATATAAAGACCAGTGTTGACCAGTGGTGGCAGACCACGCTTTCTGCGTCCTGCGTTCACTCTGGACACAACCTCTTGTGCCACTGCTGTCAGGATCTCATCTGCCTTGTCCTCTGGTGTTGGACATTCTGCCAGCAGTCGAGACAACTCCTCAGATGAGAGTCTGTCTTTAAGTCCTGAGTAAGTGAGAATTGTCCAAGCCATGATGTGAAAATGTGAGTTGATAAAGATGAAGGGTAGCAGCAGGGATTGACCCACTACTACCCTCTTTCTTTACAATACGCTATGAAACAGAAACAGAATTTTTAGAACAACACCTTGAAGGTGAAGGAGCCAGCCACGGATCCGAGGGTGTCACCAGTCTGTGCGATACGAACATACCGGCGAACATTTGGAGGAAAGCGGAAGCGCACAGTCTTTGCTGCAAGTGCTGAACTCGCTGCGGTGATTGTGGTGGTCACTGCTGGGTCCACAGCAGCCCATGAGCTATTGTCTGCGGAGTCTTGCAGGGTATAGGTGCAGATCTTGCCAGTTGTGGCAACTGATGCTGGAGAAACTACTTCACCAACGATGCGCTCAATGTCACCACCTACTACTTGCTCAAGATCCATAGATGCTGAGTTTGCTGCGGTCGTGTGAAGTGCAGTGCTGTTGCTGAAACGAAGGTCTTGTTGATTACGATTGAATTCAAATGACATATTTTTTTATGGTTGGAATTAGCTGAGTGCCTCAGTTGAGACAATGGAGTCGGTGACGATGATGGGGATGCCGAAGGATTCCGTTGGCATACCGAATGGGATGATGCCGGTGAATGCTTCTTGTTTGCTGTTCGGTGCAGTCGTGCGACTCGTTGAGAGTTGGAAAGCACTGCGGCGATTCATCAACAAATGCGTTGGAGTCTGACCGATTGGGAACTTGCTGATGAGTTCTGCGATCTTGGCATCGGTGACACCTTTGCCAGAGTCAGCAGTGGCATCTTTCAAACGTCCAACTGCGAATTTGTTCACGCACTGCAAACCAATCCATGAGGTGAGGTCTGCGATGAATGCTGCGAAGCGATTGGTGCCGCCAGAGTCAACTGCATCACCTTCACGGAACGGTGACAAGTCAAAGGTCGTGCCGTTGCCGTAAACATACTGCACACCCTGCACACCCGCTTGGATGGCATAGACGCTCGAACCAGTGTCAGCAGTCGTGCCACCGGCATCAACTACAAGGTCAGATCCGAAGGTTGCGAGCAACTCTTGCAGACCAAGGAACCCTTTGGTGCTGTTGGCAGTGCCGTAGATCGTTTGTGATCCAACGGTGCTGAGTGCTGCTTTCATGGTGCCAACTGCCTCAATCGCTTGAAGTGCTTCTGGTCCGTCCTCGTAGCCGCGAGCAATTGCTTTGTCGATCTCTACGCGAGCAGAGAGGATAAAGCACTCAACGAGACGCTCGCTGAACATCGATGAACTGCCAGCAGTGCCTTCATTGGCAGCGCGGAAGCCCACGGATGGACGAGTGTTACGAGACACAGTCTTGTAGCTGGTGCCACGGATTGTGCGTGCGGGGATGATAGTCACCTCAGGGGATGTGTTGGCGACTTCTTCGATTAGTCCAACAACTTGGTCGGACCCATTTAGTTTTGCAAGATCAAGGAGTGATAATGACATATTTTTTTATTGTTGATTGTTTTTGAATGCTGCTTCTACGCGAGCAATACCTGTGAGAGTTGTTTGTTTGTTTTCTGCACTTGCTTTGCCGGCAAGAATGACTTCGCCGTTGATTGGTTTGGCAGGGAGTGCAGCAAGGATCCCAGCAGCAGACTTGTCTGCTTTGATCGACTTACGCCAAAATGATTTGCTGCTGTCGTCCTGTGGTGCGATTCGCCCGGCTTCGACTGCATCGGTGAGGATCTCTTCGATCTTCTCATCATCTGCTTTTTCTGCTGCCGTTTTGAGATCATCAACCTGCTTGGTGAGATCCTCGACTTGTCCACAAGCAACATCTTTCTCAGCGACTGCTGCATCAAGTTGTGCTTGGATTGTCTCAACGTGTGATGCCATGACGGTGTCCTCACGAAGAGTTGCAAGTGTTGCCTTCGCCACTTCCATTGCTGTCAGTGGATCCTGTCCTTCTGGGACTAAGCCCAATTCTACCAAATAGTCGATGTCCATATTTTTTTCTGTGTTGATGTTGTGAGATGCCGCAATCTTCTCCATTGCCTCGAATGCTGGCTCGTTGACCAGTGAGCCAATCTCACCATGCTTGGCAAGACCAGCAGGGATGCCGTTGATCAGAAGGAAGTTTGGCGAGAAGTATGAATAGTCTTTGCCTTCGATGGCAGACTTGCCAGCACTGGTCCACTCGACATCCAGCACCAGCCCGGTGCCGTGTTCATAGCGGAACTCTTTTGGCAAGAATGATGCAGCACCGGCTGCGTGATCAAACCCAGCAAAGGGTCTGACATTGCGAGCAAGTCTTGATGCGAGATCCTCAGCAAATGATGCCAACACACGCTGGTCAACAGTGACTGTGCGCTTCTGTGGTTTGCCATTCACCGTTGCATGGATCTCATGCACACCTTCGGGCAAATAAACGATTGACTCTGTCAAAGAATCAATGCCGTTTTCAAATGCTGCTGTGATGTGTTCTGCGCTCAACTTGTGTGGAATTTACCATCACTTTGATATTCTCATTAGTCTTATTTTTCAGATTCTGCAATGAGTGTGTCCAGCACACCCGCAGCATA